CATCGAGATGTCCAGCGCGCGCGACATCTCGATGCTCGAGCTGCAGAAGAGGATCCAGCAGAAGCTGTCGGGCGAGGTCCTGAAGCAGCGCACCGGAAAGCTGATCGCCTCGGTGAATAAGAACCCCGTGGTCGTGGCGGGAAACAAGATCTCGGCGATGGTCACTTCGAGCGCGGGTCCCGCCTACTACGGCAGGATCCAAGAGCTGGGCAGCCCGTCCTCGTACCCGATCTACCCGAAGAACAAACTAGCGCTCGCGTTCTTTCCGTCAGGCTCGGCGGGCGGCGGCTTCGGCCGGACCGCGCTGACCAAGCTGCGTTTCGCCGCCGGCAGCAAGCGCGGCAGCTTGCGGCCGCAGCAGTACGGAAATTTTTCAGCGGCAGGCGGCATCGTCGTCAAGAGCGTGGTTCACCCGCCGATCCAAGCTCGCCCGTTTATGTCAACGTCGCTTGAAGAGCTTCGCGGTCAAATCATCTCGCGCTTGCGCGAAGCGGCAATCAAGGCGGTAAGCTGATGGCGACCTCCTTCGACGACCTTGACTATCTCGAGAGCGTCTACGCGGCGCTGTTCGCCCACGTGCAGACGGCGGTGTTCGCGGCAGGGATCACGCTGCAGACCTCAACCAGGGACGTGGTCATTCCCGACAACCCGCTAACGCGTTACCCCGACCAGCCGGCGCTGGTTCAATTCAACGGCCCAGCCCACGTGGAGCAGACCAAATTTAACTTGCCGAAGTGGACCATCACCGCGCTCGTGGCAATATACTTTCGAGCTGATGCTGCGGTTATCAAGGACCCGTTGCCGGCCACGATGGCAAATCGTCTTGTGTGGGGGATCAAGAAAATATTTGACACGACCCCTCCGTACGAGAAGCAAACGCTAGGAGGACTCGTCTATCATGCATGGATTGAAGGAGAAGTAGCTATGGAGGTGCAAGACAACCAGGCGGTCATCACCATTCCCATCTGGATGCTCGCGGGTGACGTTGGGTCGACCGCCGCGGGGTAGAAAAAGATTTAACGCTCAACTTCGAACCTGTCGCGAACGTTTGAGCTAAAGGAGAATAACATTGAGTAACATTCAGTTCGGAACTGGAGTGGTTTACGGAAAACCGACAGCGGGAAATTTGCCTTCGTTTCCGAGCCCATTTCGCTTCGGCGTTGTGCAAGAGGTAACCGTCGACTTTAAAGCTGACCTCAAGAAACTCTTCTCGCAGCAACAGTTTCCTGTCGCCACCGCGCGCGGTAAGGTCGATGTAACAATCAAGGGAAAGCTCGCAGTGTTCGATCCGAACCTGCTCAACCAGCTGTACTTCGCGCAGCCCGCGGTCTCCGGCCGGCCGCAGATCGCCGACGGTGAGCTTCACACCGTCAACACGGCGGCGGTCACCGTCACCAACACGCCGATCCTCGAAGACTGGGGCGTGCAGTATAAGGCCACTGGGCAACAGCTGATCAACGCCGGCGGCTTGACCCCCAACGTCGGACAGTACAATGTCAACCTGACCAGCGGCGTGTACACGTTCGCCGCCGGAGACAACACCAACGTGGTCGCGGTGTCCTACACCTACCAGGTCAACTCGGGCACGACCATCACGCTGGCTAGCCAGCTCATGGGCTACGCTCCGGAGCTGACGATGCTGCTGTACAACAACTTCCGCAACAAGTACTTCGCGGTCGAGCTGAACGACGTCACGCTAGGCTCGATCTCAATTCCGACGAAGCTCGAAGACTTCTGGATCTCGGACTTCGACGGCGGCGCGAACGCGGACCAGTCTGGAACGCTGGGCCGGCTGTTGATGGATAACTTCTAAAAAGTCCTCGCTCCCGCAAGGGACCAAGCTGGGGGCCGCGCATCCAGAGGAAAACGCGGATTTTTTCTAAGGAGAAACGTATGGCTGAGAACAACGGCAACGGCAGGATGAAGTTCGACGGAACCCCCGTGTTCATGGGAGGTCAAGATTGGGTCGTCCCGTCGCTGAGCACGGTACAGGCCAAGACGTACTGGCCGAAGATGGTTGAAATGGACGAAGGAGTAACGGTCGAGAATTTTCCGGAGAAGCGCTGGGTGGGGGTTGAGATCATTCACGCCGCGATGTCAAGAAATTATCCGGCGCTGACGATCGACGAAGTCGGTGAAATGGTCGACCTGATGAACTTTCGCCGGTTAATCTTGATCGTGTCGGGACAGCCAAATGCGGTTCCTGCCCCGGGGCCCGTGCCGGTCGCCGCATCTCAAAGCGTCAAGTAGACTGGACCTGGATCTACGGGACAGTCATCGAGCTGACCGGCTGGACGTGGGAGTACCTTGACGGGCTGGATGTTTCAAAGACTTTGGAGCTTCTGACTTACCTTGAGAGCAAGAGCGCGGCACAAGCAGAAGCTCAAACAGAGGCGAGTCCGTACCGCGAAGTTAGCGAAGCAGAAGCTGAGGAAAAGTTTAACTGGGCGGCGAGCAAGAATGAAATTTTTGACAAGTCTCCGTTCTACAACACGGGGGACGGAATATCAGAGAGGATGAGAGCTGATATTCTCTGGGCGGAGCAGATGAAGTTGAAGATGAAAGCGAGCTGAGATGGCGTCGGATACAGTTCTCGAAGCGGGAGTCGTGATTGACCTGTCGCAGGTCGGTCCGAGCCTCGACAACCTCACCAACCAGACGCAAGCGGCGACCGTCAAGATGCGTGAGAGTTTCGAGTCTGCGGCCGCCGCCGACGAGTCGGTCATCCACAAGGTGACGGCTGCTTCGGACGAAGCCTTGAAGGGTTTCGCGAAGCTTCACGGCGGCGGCATCCTCGCCTTCGACGCACTGCGCGCGAAGGTGATCGAGTCGACCGCCGAAGTCGGCCGCCTGCGGAACGAGATCCTGCAAACGGACGATCAGGCGAAGCTCGCGCAGCTGCGAGCCTCCTTGGCCCAGGCCACGGCGGAGATGTCGGCCGCGCGCACCGAGCTGCGAGCGATGCGCTTCGAGGCAGCGGAGGCGACTGAGAAACTAAATTTAATGGGTGAGTCTCTAGGGGTTAGACTCCCTGGAGCTCTGGGGCAGCTGTTGGGACGATTGCCTGCGGTGCAAGCGGCCATGGCAGCTGCCTTCCAGATTACCTTGGTCGCCTTCTTCATCAGCATGATCAAGGAGGGGATCGAGAAGCTTGGCGAGCTGGGCGAAGAGGCTGCGGGCTTCGGCCGCGAGGCGCAGAAGGCGTACCAGGACGTCTTGAACGCCAACCAAAAGGCGATCGTCAGCAGCATCGAGCTGCAGGATAAGATCCGGGAAATTTCAACGGTAGGAACGCAGGGTGTCGTCAAATTTGCTCTCGAGCAGAAGAACAGCGCCGCGGCGATCCGCGACATGGGCGCCGAGCTGGGCCGCGCGAACCGGGCTCTCGCCGACCAGCAAGAGAAGATGCAGCACCTGCGCAACGCAGCTGACTTCTGGCACGACCCGCTGTACGGTCTGACCGGGGCGACCACGGCGTTGAAGGAGGGAGAGGCGGAGCTCGAACGGTACAAGCGCACCGTGGAGGAACTCGAGCCGAAGGTTCGCGAGGCGCTGGCCTTCAAGCGGCCCAAGGAGGAGGCCACCGAGGCGGCGGCGGAGCGCGACCGTCTTATCGCGGACGAGACCGCCTCAACGGCGGCGCGCAAGCGTATCAACGACTCGTACATCAGCTACTACGAGTCGGGAATCCGGCAGCTTGCGGCGTCGCACCAGATCACGCAGGAGGCTGAGGTCGAGGCGGAGATCTCCGCCGTTAACGCGCGGCTCGAGGTGCAGCGCGAGTACACCCGCGAGCGGCTGGCGCTGTTGGCGCAAGAGGCCAAGACGGGAAAGAACGTAACCCCCGAAGTAACGGGGCTGAAGGCTGATCAAGCGGCGCAGGAAGCTGATGCGCAGCGCAAGATCAACGAGATCCGCAACAACGCGGAGATCGAGCGTCTGGCTCATGACAACGTTGTTTCACTGGCTCTCGCTGAGTCAACCCGATCGGGAGCCGAGGCTGAAGCAAACTACGTCAAGCAGAGCGCCCGTGAGGAACTGGATTCGCGCAAGATCGGCATCGACCAGTACGTCGAGATCGTCAAGGCGGCTAACGCAAAGATTATCGAGGAGGATCGTTCGCTGTTGGAAGAGCGGCTGCGCATCGCGAGCAAGAACCCTTACGCGAATCAAGCCGACATCATCTCGATCAATCAACAGGTCGCCAACTTGAAGCAGAAGCAGCTCGCGGACGAAGCGGCGCTTGACGCTGAAGCGGCCAAGAAACGCATCGCCGACGAGAAGCGCGCAGCGGAAGAAACTCTGCGCAACACAATTCAGATCGCGAACATCCAAGAGACTGCGGCGAAGCAATCCGACGAACGCCGACTGCGCGATCACGAGATCACGCTGACCGAGTGGGCCAACCTTGAACGAGCCGCGCTCGACAAGTGGAAGAATGACCAGCTCGCAGCGCTCGAGGCGAACGCTGAAGTTCAAAAGCGGTTGTTCGGCGAGCAGTCCACGGAGTACCGCCGTGTCCTCGACGAGATGAGCCAGCTGCAGCTCAAGTGGGAGAACGACGTCGATCGCATTAACCAGCAGGTTGCTGCTCGCTTCCAACAGACGATGAACGTTATCTCGGGCTCGTTCAGCAATGCCTTCGGGCGTATGCTCACCGAGCACACGAGGTTCGCGAATGTGGCCGCAAACTTCTGGAACGAAATGGTTCGCGGCTGGGCGAACATGGGCTTGCAGATCGTCGCCAATTACGTTCAGACGCTCGCTAAGATTGTTGTCCAGGAAACCCTGACGGCCCTGCGCATCAACGTTATTCACTCTGGATCGGTCACCGCTAAGAAAGCAACCGAATCTTTGTGGGATGAGTTTCTAACCGCGATCGGAGTAAAACGAGTTGCGCAAACCACCACTGAGGAAGTTGCGAAGACGTCAGAAACAACCACGGGGGTCGCTACCCGGCAAGCGGTTGAGACTGCTGGAGCCGCTGAGGCCATCGCCACCACCGTGGCAAAGAATGACGCCATTGTTGTATCTGAAGCCGGAGCAGCTGGAGCCGCAGCCTACGCCTCAGCGATGGCTGCCTTGCCGTTCCCAGCAAACGTTGCTGCCGCTCCGGCGTTCATGGCAGAAGCAATTGCTACCGCGCTGTCCAACCTAGGGTTGGCCTCCGCGGCGGAGGGCGGCGTCCTCGACAAGGACCGCCTCGTGCAGGCCCACGCGAAGGAAATGATCCTGCCTGCGCCGATCTCCACGGGTTTGCAGAACGTGGTCAACGCCGGTGGGTTGAACGCTCCGACCGGTGCCCCGTCGGCGCTCGCCCCGCGGGCCGCGAGCCCGGGCGGACCGACCAACCAGACGGTCAACAACCACCACACCACCCAAAACTTTGAGGTCAACCTTCACCACAGCGGACCTGACGCACGACAAGTTCTTGACAAGGAACTTCTTCCCCGTGTTCGTCAGCTGATGCGTAAGGGAGTGTTGCCCAGTGTCTAACTCGATCTATCCGTTCCAGCTCGACGCGCGCTGCCTAGCGTACACAGTTACGCGTTCGATGGCGTACGACACTGAGATTCAGTCGTCTCCGACTAAGGTTGAGTTTCGTCTCTCGCAACAGTACAACCCGATTTGGAAGTACATCTTGATCTACGAGCTGTTGAAAGACATTCCGAACGACCTGATTCCCGGGTTGGTCGACACTGACCTGCGAACTCTGGTTGGGTTTTACGGGCGGATGAGTGGACAGTTTGACGACTTTCTATTCGACGACCCGGACGACAACTCGGTGGGCCCGGGCCTGCTGCCTGACGGGTCTCCCAACCTACAGGCGCAGCTGCAGACTTTCCAAGACGTCCCGAGCGGAAATTGGTTCACGCCGATCCAAAGAATCTACGGCGGGTTCTACGAGGACATAACCGACCTGCAGCCAGGCGGCATCACGGTCTTCGCCAACGGCGTGCTCGCCGCGGGCAGCGGCATCGACTACACGATCATCGGCCCGGGCGTCTCGATCGTCACGAGCACGGGAGGCATGAGCTTTGAAGGATTAGTGTTACAATGGACGCACCCTCCGTCAACCCCCGTGACGGCGCAATTCAATTATTTCTTTCGGTTGCGGTTCGACATGGACTCGATCGACTTCGAGAAGTTCGTGAATCGCATGTGGACGATCGGCGGCAGCGAGAGCAAGAACGGCAGCGGCCAGATCAAGCTAGTCACGGCGAGGACGGTATGAGAAAACTTTTAGCTTTCCTTCTGCTGGCCTTCGCGCTGAGTGTACCCGTCAAGGCTCAGGTGGCGATCACCGGGTTTGCCCCGACCAACATCCCGGCGGGAACCGGGGACACCACGCTGACGATCTACGGGCAGAACTTCCAGCCTATGGGGTGCACCGCGTACTGGAGCGGCACGGCGCTCGCCACCACCTACGCGGCGTCGAACACGCTGACGACTTTGATTCCTGGCGCGCTGGTGGCGAACGTCGGGGCGGCCCAGATCAGCGTCTCGTGCCCGCCGTCAAACTCCATTCCTGTCGTGTTCCAAATCACGAGTCCCGCCGCCACCGTGTACTCGTACTCGCCGACGGTGTTCACCGCGGGGCAAGACACGGTCCTCACCGTTGTCGGGCAAGACTTCCAACAGAACGCCACGGTGTATTTCGACTGGTTCCCGCTGGTGACGACTTTCATCGACCCGGGGAATTTGCAGGCGGCGCTGCCCGGGGCAAACATCGTCGGCAACGGACCGCACCACGTGCTGGTCTACAACGCGACGCCGCCTCCCGCGCAAGCTAGCTTGAGCCTGCCGAACCAGATCAACTTCGGCGCGGTGGTCTCGGGCGACACGCTCGTTGTCGAGTTCTTCATCACCAACATCTCGCAGCTGAACGTCACGCTGGGAAACCCGCACCTGACGGTGGGCGGCATCAACCCAGACGACTTCACCGACGCGGGAACGGGAACTTGCACTGACAACCAATTACTATTGCCTGGAACGACCTGCACCGTCGACCTGCAGTTTTTTCCGTCGGTCTTAGGTTTCGAGACCGCCTCTTTGGCGATCAACTCGAACGGCACGGGCAGTCCGCAGTTCATGGCGCTGTCAGGCGGTGGCGCCCCAGTCGCGGCGGGCCAAGCCTCTCTGTCTCCGACGGCGGTATCCTTCGGGGCGCAGCAGCAGACCGTGGCGTCCAACCCGATCACGTCGACCTTCAGCAATTCAGGCAACGCGCCGTTGACGATCAGCGCGATCTCGCTGACGGGAACGAATAGCGCCGACTTTTCCCTGGGAGGAACGTGCACCAACTCAACGGTGTTGCAACCCGGGGACAGCTGCACGCTGCAGGCGATCTTCACGCCGTCGACGACGTCGACTGAGTCGGCGCTGATCAGCGTCACTGATGACGCGGTCGGCAGCCCGCACCTGATTGGTCTGACGGGAACGGGCGCGACGACCTCGAGCCACAATTCGACCATCGCGTGGACTTCATCCCCAAGCTCGAGCATCACTGGGTACAACGTTTACCGCGGAACGCAAAACTGCGGACCGTACGCTCTGCTGACGCCGTCGCCGATCAACGACGTCAGCTACGTGGACTTCCAAGTCTCGAGCGGATCAACCA